TTTTTGGTTCATCGAAATAAATCTTCTATTTTTATTTTGGCGTGAGGTGAATTTTTGTCACCGTGATAGTCGGTACCAAAATGTGTAACCCATGTGTCGGAGAAATTATTTAGTGGTAACATACATCTATGTCCAAAACCTACCGGTATATTGACAAACATATTACCTAGATTGGCTGATTCACGAATACCCCATGAACCTTTTTGGCCAAACGGATAGTAATCTGATTCAATATGTTCTTTGACCAATTCTTTATCCATAATAAACATACCTTGATATGGTTCAGATAAAGAAATAAACTTTTGATTCTCTACTGTAATTGTTGGCCGATGCCGTTGATAGTGTGTGCAATCTAAAGAATACACTTGACCTTCATTCACTTGAACACGGTGAGTGGCAGGTATAAAGTTTAGATTATTGCGTTGAAAGAGTTCTCGTGTTCTTACCCAATAATCAAATGTTTTCTTTTCAATTCGAATATTACCTTCAAGATAGGCAAAGTGTGTATAATCAGATTCTAAGAATTCTGACATATACTTCTTGTGTTCCCATGTATGATGATATGGGTCATTTAGTTCTGCCACATGAATGGGCAAATTAGAATCAAAATTAACATTGCTGTTAATAATGAGTTTGATGTTTGGTATTTCAGATAATGTTTTTATTACTTCTCTAAACTGCTCTAACCGTTCTTCTACATAATAAAAACAAACATTCACCCAAAGTTTCATTCTTTTCCTTTGAGAAGTTTATTGAGTTCAGCAGTAGAACCCACAAAAATGGCCTTATCAATATTGGTGCCAGCATTCTTTTTCTTTTCTTCATCCATATCACGCATCTGTTTCTGTATATTCAGAAGTTCTTTGTTGGCATCTACCATGTTTTTGAGTAGGGTACCATAGACTTCAAATGCTCGTGGGTGTTGGCCTGCTTTGGCGATGTTTAGTATTTCTTCCATGGCCTCTTGACCTTGGTCAATAATACCTTGTAGATTTTCTTTTGATTGTTGATAGGCGTCTGTGAGGTCCTGTTTTAAATCAGGTTCATTATACTTGACTGATACCACAGGAAGTCTTTCTTTCTTTTCTTCTGGTATAGGTGCAATGTCAAACACATCTGCCAAAGTTTTATTCAAATCATTCATATATTAGGATATTCAGTTATAACCGTATTTGCCGTCCATGTATTAGCAAAAGCCACGTTGGCATTTGCTGGGTTTGGTGTTATATCTATTTGTACCCATTTATCTGGTGTAGGATTGAAAGAGGTAAATTTATAATTGGCACTACCGCTTGTAGATTGTATTGGTAAATTAGAAACAAAGTTTCCATTAATATTTTTTAATTGTAATAAGTTGTTATTAAATGAAACTACTTTGCCTGATGCAATCGCCAGAGGTGCAGAGAATCCTTGATAGACCGTTTCACCAATTTGATATGTACCAATACCTGAATTTAGGTTCATTGTGAATTGAACCACATCATCTTCTGTAATTTGATTGTAAATAGATGTAATCGAGTGAGTAATTAATCCCGTGCCAGAATCATTTATTTTACCAAAAATATAACCTTTGACGGTGAATGAAAGTGTCCAAATAATCACACGAGTGTCACGCTCAAAATTACCTTCATAGTCAATGTCTTGTGCTGTTGAATTAAGAATCACTGGAATCTCTTTAATAATACCCATCTCAGGTATCATATTAAGTTTCATTGTATAGTCTGGTGTGAAGTATGAAAGAATATGTTCAATAACCTGTGTGCCATCTTCAATGTTTCTTACATACAAATATAGATTGAAATCAAAATTATATGGTACTGGATTGTATTGTGAAACTAATCCTGTGGCTGTTTGTGCAAATTGTTTGACATTAGTGTTTTGTTTACGAGAGGCATCATAGTTAAAACCAAGTAATTCAAAAGACATTCTTGGTAATGTAATCTGTGTTTTTTTGTCAAGAACTGGATCTGTTTCTAGACGATTAACATAATCTTCTTTTGGTGCATACACAATTGGCACAATCATTCGTTGTGCTTCTGAATAATCTGGATTATATCGAACCAATGTGATTTCGTTAAATAGATTACCAAAACCTATTACATATTTACGAAGCGCACGATTATAAAATATGTTGGCCATTAGATACTACCAAAAGGATTTGTTTCGGAAAAATTAACAATCGAATTTGCAGAGTTTTCAATAATGTAATTGTCATATGAATCATCTTGCACAGAATCTTTAAGTGGGTCATAGGATGACAATATGTATTGTGCGTTACTTGTGGCACCAACTAATTTAATATTATTTTCAATAAATTCACCAGCAATATTAGATACTAGTAGTGTATTGGCTGTAGCAGTATTGGCACTTCGTATCCATGATTGTACAACGGCTACAGCAGTTGCATTAGCTTGTGTATTAGCGGCCGACTGATATACAATTTCACCATATTGATAATTGCCTGTTCCTGCACCAAGATTAAGCTCAATAGTATATGTGGCTTGTGAAGCTGATTCATCAATTTCTTGAACACCAGTAGCAATCAATTCACTAGAGAACTTAAATTTCTCTAAATGTAATTCATAGAAATAAGGTATTACACGTCCTAATGTATGAAAATCTTTATCTTGGTCAGTAAAAGTTATTTCATATAATTCACCTGTACCATTTAAAAACGGTACATATACCAAATCACCTTCTCGTGGCCGTGTAAAAGTATTTTGTGGTACACGCTGAGCAAATGATCTTTTCGAAATAATAACTTTGGTGTGATTTTTAATCTCAAGACCAAACTTAGAAAAGAATTCTCTTTCACCTGTATAATTAAGTGCTTCAGATAGATAGAATTCAACAGGAAATGCTGATTGAAACTTTTTAACTGGATCTTCACCAAATAGTAAATCACGAGCCACATCATTATCATTAGGCAAGTAATAACCATCAAATCCCATAATTTTTATGGATTCGACAATTAAATCCTCGACTAATCTTTGTTCTTGAAAGCGAGAATTGTAGTTATTAAAATATTGAGAGGTAGCGATTTTAGGTACTCACTTATTAATTCATCATAAATTCTAAAACGCCGCCGTAATTATTTTCCATATCTTCTTCAAGGTCTTTAATTTCTTGCATAGCTTCTTCAAAAATTTTGTCACCGTTTAAAATTACACCACCAGGTAATTGTATGTTACCAAATTTTTTAAGGTTTTCACCCCATTGACGTTTGATGAGTGCTGTTGCATAGCGTTTTAACCAACGGTCATTCCAAACACGACTGTATACTGTAGGATTAATGATTGTATAACATTCAATAATTACAGGTTGGCCAACTGGAGCTTCTTGATTTCCCCAGCCCCAATCAATAAACAAGTTTTCCGTGTGTCGTTGGTATCTAATTGGAACTTCACCAGTAAATAGTTGTTCAAGCATACGAAGATGCTGCATTGTCATGGTATAGTTGATGTATGATGCTGATGTAAAATCGTAAAGTTCATTTAAACGAAGTTGATATCTCAAATCAAACATACTGATGCTGGCTTGAGAATCCGAAAGTGGAAATACACGAGTAACACCTACAATTTCTGTGGAAACATTGGCATTATCAGTCACATTACTCAAATCAAGGTATCTATTATCAATATCTTGTTGAGTTAAAATGTGAATATAATATGTTTTTTGTAGACCATCAAAATGATAATCTTGAAAAAATTGAAGTGCATCGTCTACTCGGTCTGAAACTTGGTCTGGATCCACGTTAATTTCAATAACTGGAAAGCCAAGTTTTCTAAGGCAGTAGTCTGTAAATTGATCTCGATTGGTAACTGTTGCCATGGAATCCTAGAATATGAATGATTTATGTTATATTTATATATCATCCACATTAGGTTAAACACCTATTTGTTTACGAATTTTTGTAGCCGAAATATCCGTGATTGATTTATCAAAGGTTTCCTGTTCAATTTTATAACCCACATCACGACCATAGGTAATATTTACAATGTTTGGTACCACTTGAATTTCATATTGTCCTTGATAGATTGGGTCTAAATCACGTTTGATAAATGATTTAACTTGTTCAATTGCAAAAGGATTAGAGCCTTGCCACCCCTGACAGTCACGAATCTGAATAACTACTTGACCAGTTTTGGCAATGGATCGGTCAAACAATGCTCGATGGCCTTCATGCCACGGTTGCCAACGACCTAACATCTGTACTGTTTCTTTTTGCCAATCAAATGTTGGCCGCCTACGATTCTCAATGATATGGTTACCAATAAACTCAGCCCATTTTTCAGCATTCTGCTCGGTCACACGGAAGTCATATACATCTGGTGGAATGAACGCTTTATTAGTATCTTCAAAACGACCTTTCTCAATGGTGTCCATCCAAATAGTCCAGTCCGCTTTAAAATTATTTCTCATTTCAACTAATGGTGCCACAAAATCACAGATAACATAATCACCACCTGCTTCTAAAGCAAACTGAGCCATTCTTAATGATTGGCGAATACGACCAGTATCAGTAAAATCCCAATCGTTGTATTTTTTACGAATCTCATCAGCATTAAACCAAGTTACTTGAGCACTAAACCCTGTGATAGGCAACATTTCACCATAGTCAGCCCGTTCTCCATGAGTTTCCAAATACTTTTTCAATGCTTCTGCCATAAACGTTTTGCCAGAACCTGGTAATCCCATAATCAAAATCTTTTTCATTTTTTCACTCCATAAAAATATAAATCAAACACTTCCATATCTTGAATAAATTCATATTCTGAGAATATGGAATCAAAATTAATTTCTTTTTTAAAATCCAATTCTTCTAAATTTTTATAATAATTCCATCCTAAATTTACCGTAAGAGGTGAACTTTGTGGCTCACAATTTATTGTTCCATGTTCTTTTCTGCCTGTTGTTGCACATGAAAAAATTACCAAACCACCGGACTTAACAAGCCTTATCATATTATTTAGTGTTCTTATATGATACGGATCATGTTCAAAACACTCACATGATATTGTAACATCAAAAGAACCATTTGCCATGTCATACTCATGTCCTAAACAAACAACATCTACGCCAGGACCAACACCAACATCTAATCCAACATAAACACAATTGTCAAAAAACTTTCTAACCGAACCATTGATGTCTAAACTACCAATTTCAAGTACACATTTATTTTCAAAAAAATGTTTATATTTGTTTTTTATTTTTAAAACAAAATTAAGTTGTTGATTATGTGACATCAATACTATCCCACAAAGGCCTATAATCAATATGTGGATCTTTTTCTAAATCAGATTGCATATGAAATGATACACTACTAACCGGTACTAAGCCAAGAACACCTCTTTGGGTTAACATATAATTTAATGATTTGTTTTCTAAATCATTATTAGATTTATGTTTATTATCTATCAAATAAAAAAATGAATTATATAAATCCCAATGTTCTTTAAAAACATTATGTGAAGTTAAAAAAGAACAACTCATATCATAATATTGAATCCAATAACGATATTTACTTACAATGACGGTTCTTGGTGTAGGCCTATTTCTATATGCTGTTAACCATAACCAACTGTCATTCCAAGGACTAATTAAACAATCCGAATTAGTTTCAGTTTTAATTTGAAAAAATAAATCAATCATTTCATATATGGCAGATTCAGTAAACAAATAATCATCTTGAACTTGATAGACCAAATCTTTACCATGTTTTTGCATCCACAAATAACATTCTTCGATGCTATTTTTTATACCAGTTTTATCATTCATTTCATAAAATTCAATTGTGATTTTATCTTGTGTAAATTTTCTTTGACAATCTAATATAAAATCTTTTAAATCTTGTGTTGAATGGTCATCAATAATAACAATATTGTGTTTTACGGTATCTATAGTTTTGGCACAATATTCTACCGAAATTAAAAAAGATTTTAAACATTTCTTTGTTATTTCAGTTTTATCATCACTACAAAATCTTTTTTGGCTTTGATATGAATTTATATTACAAGTTTGATAAGCATAATGTATTTCAATATTGTTCATTTGGCTAATATATTATTTCCTATAACTTCAAAAGAATAATCATATTTGGTTAAATATGTTCGAATTTCTTCTATAATTGACCTTCTGTTATCAGAATGCTCTATGAAAATATAAGGATGGTGTTTAGAAATGGTTTCTTCTCCTCCTTTAAGAACATCCATGTCCATACCTTCCACATCAATTTTTAATAAATTAACTAATTTTATTTTATGTATTTTCATAAAAGAATCTAATGTTTGAATTTGTACTGTAAATTTATCTTTGGTAGTTTCTTTAATTATATTTTCTACCAAACTAAATGTGCCATAGTCATTTTTGGCAAAGTAGTCAGGTTCTTCAAACTCTATGTAATTATTTTCTTTACCTAAACCAATATTGTGTGTATAGACATTGTAAAGATTATTGATAGCAGCATTACCGGACAACATTTGGAATACCGCTCGTTGTGGTTCAAACGCATAAACTTTACCTAAAGGAAAAGCAGATGCCATCCAAGTGGTAAATGTTCCTATATTGGCACCAATATCAAAAATAACGGGGTTGTTTAAATGTTGAATTGTTTTATAACAGTTAAATGCTTCTACCGTTGATGTGTTTCCATGATCCAACAACCATTGACCATGACCAACTTGGTTATCATTACAATCAAATCGGTTGACAATCATTAGACCATGGTCACAACTTAACAACACATTGCGGTGAACTTTATCGCCTATATTAAAAACCATTTTAGTTATTCTTTTTATGCCAGTCAGCAAATCTTCCTGGCTTGTGTACTCGAATAAAAATATTAATGCTTTCGGCCACATTTGCCATAGTATTTAAATTAATATCCATTTGCTTTGGAGCTAACATACCATCTTGTTGTTGTTGTAACCAATAACCAACCATATTATAAGTTACATCATATACCTCTAAATCCACATCATGA